GTATCAGTATTGACAGCTACTCCAAAAAGGATCTCCTGCTGATCGCTGTCTCTGGCATAAACACCGATTGCTTTCACATTATATGTTTCCTTTACTTCTCGGTTATCCAGCGCAATCAGCAGCTCTACCTTTGCAGGATCGATCCGTGTAACCTTTGAGATCAGCACTTCCTGCTTTACGTCGGCAAGTGCCGTGAGCATTTCGACCTCGCTTTTTGTATACTCATGATCGGATGTCTCTACTCTCGTAAACGCCGCTGTCGCTTCGCCTGCGATCATCCTTGATACAAGCTGCTGCCCTGCTGCCGTAAATACAAATTCATTCACTTGTTTTCCTCCCATTCTATGTATCTCTTTTTCTGCTTCGATGTGATGATGCCGCCGACACAAACTGCCCCGCACTCTTCTCTGTCCAGACAATTTGACAGTACATAATACATGTTTTCAGGCAGAATCTTTTTACATAAACGCTCCAATTCTTCGACCTTTCCATTAGAATTCAGATGTGCTATGATCGCGATCACATAATGTTGTAGATCTGCATCTACTTCATAATCATTCACTCCACACAATGCATCCAACTGTTTGTATAGGACACGCATGGTATACGGCACAGCCTCATTCCAACGCAACAGCACCCTTGCTTTCCGGTTTCCCAGATCCTCCTGCATATCCGGTACAATGCCTAACTGCCTTTCAAATTTGGCTATGCCTTCGGCATTGCAGTCCAGAATAAATGCATTATCCAGCGTTTTCTCGACCTGTCCATAAATACGATCAAACTCAGCATCATTTGCTTTCATGATCTGCTTCATTTCTAAAAACTGCTGCATAAATGCCGGAAGATACGCTATCAGCTTCTCCCTATCCACTCACATCACCCCTCACCGGCACAACATCCTCGTCCAGAGTAAGATTCTCCCCAACACCATTCAGTTTCGTATCTGAAATGTCAAGAATCCCATCCAACAAGATCAAACGTGCCTCGATCTGGCTCTTGCGGACAACCAGATTGTCCTCTTTACTCCATGATTCTGCCAGTTCCTCAAAATAATTGTCGATTGCCTTGTTGATCAGAGTTTCCAATGTCTGAAATCCTGTTCCCGCCTTATATAAGGCTGTAAAACTAATATCTATCGCTTTCGATCGGACTCCCATAACTTTGACCACATGTCCGATCGGCGCAATACCGTCACCCTCACCGGCAGACTCGTCCGGATCAACCAGATTCTGTACATTCTGAACCAGCGTGGCAGATGGTGCCTGAAACTCAGAAGAAATAATATAGCTCCGCACAGTTCCACCCACAGTAAACAGTTTATCTTTTGCACATGCGTAAACCAGACTTAACCATTCATATACATCCGCGCCGACAGTCTCGGCAGACTGCTGCGCAAACCACTCTGCCACCTCATTTGACGGCAAAAATTTAGAGGGGTTATAGCCCCTCTCCCACATACGCACGGTCTTACTCGCACCCACGCCATCTATCTGATTGATTTTCTCCTGATAATCCGCTTTATTTCCTCCAAAGGTCTCATTCACCATTGACGCGAAATATCTTTCCCTAAATGCCTCTACATCCTCCTCGTCCTCTCCGGGTATCAAAACCTCTGTCAGTTCTACCGATTTCATATCATTCAGATCGTTGCTGCTCTCCACCAGTAACAGATTCCCGCGCTGCTGATTTCCCACAACGCCCGCTGTCTCACATGAAATCTGATACACTCCGGAATCCATCTCAGCTATGACAGAATAGTTGAGTGTGCCACGGTTAAATCTGTCTCCTATGCTGATCGGTGTATCTGCCGGATCTACGACCATTTTACACACCGCACATGTCGCTTCTTTCGGATAAATACCTCTTTCAGCGGCACGTTTTGCCAGATAATAATAAGATGCCGTATCCGCATATACCTCTTCCTGGATCATACTCAGCGCAGCATATATATTTGCATCTTCGACTGCTGCCGGAGCAAGCGCATCATAAACAATACTGCCCTCGCGTTTATCCAGTTTGTCGCTTACCCCTGCTAACATCCGATCAAGAATCAAATCCCGGCTATTTTCATCAGCCACTTATATCCACCTCCGTTTCTATATCTAATTCCATGCTATTATCAGCAATCACCGTAAACGTGACATGCAATGCCTTTTTCCCGCATCTTTCTACTGTGAAATCTTCGATAGACTCTATCCTGTCATCAGCCAGCAGCGCATCCTCGATCCGGTCTTTTACCTCACTCATCACATAGGGCAACGGCATACCCCGCAAATCTTTGAATTCCACACCATAATTCCATGAATAAATGCCATGCTCATAACGCTCTGTATGAAGAATTTTCATAATTGCCTGCCGCAATGCATCTTCCTCATCCACTTTTCCAAGAAAAATACCGGATTCTCCATCGATGTCACTCAACTGCATGGCATATGTCAATGATGGCTGTGTTTCTACATCAAACCCCACATCTGCATCGTCTTCATCATATTCACCAACCGGAAGCATCTATCCCACCACCCTGTCTATGATCATATACCTCTGACCTCCTGTTTTTCTTAACATCAATACTTTTTCACCTGCCTGCAGTGCATTTTTCACCTCATACACCTGCTGTACATCTCCGCATTCAAGCGTACACTCATAATTTGTAACACTGCGCGTCAACTGTAAAAAATCTGCATCCAGAGTAGCCTCATTTGACAGTTTCACAGTCAGCGGATTTGTCGAGATCACCGTTCCGATCTGATAATCGCTCAGCTTCGCCGCACGCACAGCGTCCATTGCTACCTGTTTAATCATCTGTACCCAGTTACTGTTAGGCACTGAAACCACCTCCCGACAATACAAGTTCCATCGTATGCTGTCCATGATTGAAAGTATGTGTTACCTTTTCCACCATCATATAGTTTGATACTTTTACAGATCCAAGATTCAAAATCACAGGAACCAATGAACCACCACGCACATCCTGATTGCCAATCACGCCGGATACAGACAGTGTCCGCTTATCCTGATCGTACAATTTCAACAGCGCATTTGTTTTCATTTTTCCGATATCCGGAGAATCGATCTTGTCAACATACTGCAACACGCCCCACTGATTCATTTTCTTACTGTCTCTTGCGATATACAGGTCAAAAGTCCCTTTTTTCTTATTTTCATAAATGAGCTTGATCTGATTATATACATCACTGTCAATCGTACACTTATATGAAAAATCCTCACCGGTCTCAGCATCCACCAGACACGTATTCACTTTCATTGCAGCGACATCCACCAGCCGCAGCCTACCGAGCTCGTCATAAAGCACATAAGTCTTTCCCTTGACTCTCAGCGTATCGTCCAACGCATTCTGGATCATATCCATCAATGTCGTGTTGTCCTCTATAGCAGACCTGCGATATCCGGTTTCTGCTAACTTTCCGCATTGTAGTTTGAAGCGGTCTGCGATCATACGGATCAATTCATCAGCGGTCTTTTTCTTATAAACGAGCGTATCTTTATTTTTCAGGTAGCGGATCTGATCATACGCTGTGTACGAAACGAGCCTGTCCTTCTTATTCTGCGCAGTAAAAATATAGCCGACAAATATCTTTGCTTTTCCAAGAAAGACCTTCACCTTATCTCCCATGCTGACTTTATATCTCTTTTCTGCCGGAGCATCAAACGTGAATTTTCCAGGCATTCCCTGTCGTTCCCATGTAAGTTTTGCACCGTCAAGCACAGACAGTTCAAACCGCTTGTTTCCATTTTCTACATGCACCGTCAATTTTCCGGAAGGCAATTTTAATGTCTCCTGCTCAATAACAGTTACCGGATCGGATGCTTTCATATTTTTTAATACGGTCTGCAAGCGCTGCAAACTTCCCTTTTCATTCATGCACTACCTCCCGGCAACTTTAACACCGTACCCTCATAGATCCACCAGCCATTAGAGGATGACTTTCGACCATGCTTTCTGGCTGTATCTTCGATCACCTTCTTATTCAACTCATAAATATTCTTCCAAAGAGCCTCATTATCCAGCTCTTTTCTCGCAATCTTGAGCAGTGTGTCGTACTTTTTCACTGTGTATGTTCTTGGAATCTCTTTCGTCTCCCTGCGTGCGGA